AATCCTCAAAATGTCTGCCTTTAGGATAGTATCCTAAGACATACGTTACAGAGGGATAATAATTACCGTTTCGCCTATAAAATCTAGAGTCGGGTAATGTGATTTGCTTATGATCGTCAGATATTTCTAAAATTCGATTATAAGAGTGTTTTATTGTACTCATACTAGTTCTAGTTTTTTCTCAAATAAGTTTGAGAAGGTTAATGGTTGAGTGGTTTGAATCAATTTAGTAAAGTTTTCAAAACCCATTTCGCTTGGATCTTTATCTTTTAATTCTACTAAATATACTTCTTTACCCTCATTTAATAATTCTTCACAAAATGATAAAGCCTGTTTAATTGCGTCTTTATCTAATGCTATATATATTTTTTGTACCTGTGAGGTAACTAGTTTTTTCTTTAGTTTGTCCTGGATGTTTTTACCTAATAAAGGTATTACATTACGTTTAATGGCCATCATATCAAATGGTCCTTCACATAAAATAATAGGTACATTCCAGTTTATAAAAAATTCAAATGGAACAATGTTTCTTGATACATTTGGATTCTTATATTTGGATCTAGAAAATTCTTCAAATCCTCTAGAAGTAAAATAATTTAAATTACCTTTTTCATCATATGAAGGTATAACAATCATATTGCTATATGGGCCATGTTCACAATAACCAATTTGGTATTTTAGTATATCATACTTGGTAATACCACGGCGTTTTAGGTAAGCTAAAGCGCGTCTACCAATAAGATTATTGGATGTCACATCAGTTAGCGGAATAAATTCTTCAGGCAATTTAACGCGCTCTAAATCGGTTTCTGTGTGTTCGGATTTAGAAGTACCTACTAAAGAATATAGTGATTGAAGTTTATCAGGTGTGACTTCTAAATGTTTAAATAAACGAGTTAATTTTCTACCTTTAGTGTTACATACCCAACAATGCCAAGGATTGTCACCTTTAGCATTTGTATCCATATTAACCTCAAGTTTAGGTTTATGGTGTTTACAAAATGGACAATGATATGCTCTGTTGTTTTTAGAGGTATTTTTACCTGCCCCCAAGACAGAATCCACCAATGTTACTAACAGTTGATTTACCATATTGTGGAATATATGAAAGAAACTTAGGAAACAAAATCTCTTTTAAAAAACTTACCTAATATGTTATCATTGTAGCTATCTACAAGCAAGCCAATAAGTTAATTCTTTTTTGGTGTTGACTATTTTAATGATGTCTCTTTGGAATGCTAGGTTACCGTTGGATTTTATTTCGGCAAGTATTTCTTTATTAGAACCCCAATATGTAACCCAATCAGATTCTTTTTGTACTTTTTTAGTGGTTGCTTTTCTACCAGGACCAGATTGTTCAGCCAATTCAACTTTAGTTAATTTTTTCTTTATATTGTGATAAAGACTTTTTTTACCGATATAAAACTTACCTGTTACTGTATTAGTAATTCTATAAATGAATCCAAAACTATTTTCTGGGAAGTCTTCTAAAGTAATGAATTCTTTAATTTGAGTGTTTTCATATCGAAACCAGTTATTCATATTTAAAAATTTAGGTTTACTTGGAATAATGCTTCGTTATGGAAATTTTTATTGTATGGTCTAGGAAGTTTAGCAGTTGCTAATAACTCATTGTTATCATTGTACAAGCCAATTGTAGTAATGTATGCTTGTGGGTTTTCATACCACTCAGGATGTATTATAATACCTGAACTACCTGAAATAAAGCTTGGATTAGATGGGTAATTATATTCTAGGTTTCGGGTTCTAATAAAGACTGAATTGAGAGGAGTAGAATCTTCGTTTTTAAGAATAAAGGCTGAAGATGCAAGAGTAGACAAGTTTTGAGAGCTTATAATAATTCCTATATCTGGGAATACATAACCATATTCTCCTGTACCTGTTCCGTAGGTGAATGCTCCTGTTCCTCCTGTTACAGTTCCAAGAACTAATTTATATGCTCTTCCACAATTGAATAATTGAGGAGATTCCATATTACTATTATCAGTATAATTTCCAATTTTTAAACTACCAGGTAATAAAGCACTTTTATATTTGTCTCTAGCAATTGATATAACATTGAAAGTAGGTTGAGATGATCCGTTCCAAGTAAATTCAGCATTGTTATCCCCAAAAACTATATTGCGTAATTTACCATATACAGCTCTTGGAGTACCAGAGCCATTTTTATTAGCAGTTGTTACACTATACTGTACATTAGATCTGTTACCTATAAAAATATTATTAATGCTTGGGTATATAACTTCAGTGCCTAGTCCTGGGGTAGTAGATGTAGGGATAGAGTTAATAAAGTTACCACTAGCATCTCTCCAACATGAAGTTGAAGTAGAAATAACTTCTAAGGTAAAATCTAAGGGATCTATTCTAGTTAAAGCCATAATTTTATCTGTCTAAATTTACAACTATTGTCATATCTGTAGTTCTGCTAGTTGGTATAGGTTGTGATAATTTAGCTACTGCTAATAACTGTTGATCATCATCATATAATCCAACAGATGTTATATAAGGAGAAAATGAAGAACCAGTTACAAAATCCCATGTTTTTCCACTAGTATCTACAGTGGTACTATTCATTGGGCTGGTGTATCCGGTGGTTGAGAATATGGATGGGTTTAATGAATAATTAAATTCACTTTCTCTAAGGGTGCATTTATATTGGGTTTCATAAACAACTTTAGAACTTTGAAAATTTAAGGTTGTGTTAATACCCCACCAACCAAATATAGATTCATCAAATGCTAAAAAAGGAAGAACCGCTATTCCGTGAGCATAATTGATAATACCTACTATTTGTCCGGCGTATGTTCCATTAGCAACTACTAATCCTCCTTCTCCATTATCTTTTACAGTAATTGTTCCTAAAACATCATCTGTAATACCAGCACATGAAAAACTAGTAGGGTTTATGTAATCACCATATAATGTACTGGGGATGGATATTACATATAAACTTGTTGAGTCAGCATTGGGGGCAGATCCAGAGCGAAAAGTTCGAGGTTGATATAAAGTAGTATCTAAAAAATTATCAAATCTACTATGTACATTTAGGGTAGCTCCTCCTTCAATAATATTACCATTCATATCAGTTTGAATGGTTTCCCCTTCAGGATTAGGAACTTGATTTGAATAATATAATTGTTTTATAACATTGTATACCTGTGTAAAATCTACATCTTGGTAATCTGCAACAATAAATCCACCATAATCTATGTTTTGCTCATCATCATAAGGGATGTTTGCTCCAGCATATTTTTTTATACCAACCGCTTCCCATTGAGTGTCCCCAGTAAAAGTAAAACTTTTATGTGTAACTAAAGGTGTTATTATAACATCTTGTGAAGTAAGAGATTTGAAAGCACCCATTCATTTAGAAATCTAATTTAACACGTATTAAAGCTTCTTTGGTAAAATCTTTTTTAAGTGGTTTTGATAATTTTGCTACAGCTAATAATTCATTATTGTCATTATACATTCCTACAGATGTGATATATGTTTGAGGATTTTGGATAAATGCATCATAAAGTATAGCTCCAGTACTACCTGAAATAAAGCTTGGGTTTTCAGAGTAATTAAACTCAGCGTTTCTAGCTCTTACAAATACAAAATCAGATGTTACTGTTTCTTGGCTGAGTATTCCAAAATTGCAGGTTCCAGTATTACTTAAACATTCATTAGCAAAATCAAATGCATTGTCAGTATCAGTGTTTGGAGTTCGAGGTGTTGTAAAACCAGTATATTCTTGTATAGCAGCCGGATTAAATAGTATAACTCCTATATCAGGAAGAAGATAACCAAATGACCCTGAGGTGCCTCCTCGAGCTGCATTAGTAACTCCACTACCATTACTACCTGATACTAGTTCAAATGCTCTACCACAGTCTAGATAAGTAACGGTAGTTACATCTCGGCTATTATCCGTTAATGCAAGGGCTGCATTGTTTTCAAGTCGTATATTTAAACTTCCAGGAAATATAGTTTGTTTATAACGAGTACGAGCTAAAGATACAACATAAAAGTTAGGTTGGATTACTCCTCCAAAATTAAAAGTAGCATTCTCATCACCATAAATTAAATTTCTAAATTGACCATAAATGGTTCGAGAAGGTGAATTACTAGTAACCGAGGCATAATATGGTACTGTTCCGTATCCATCAATATCTCCATATGCTACATTAAATTGAGGAGTAGCTGCTGTAGAAGAAGCAGGGTCAGATTGATATGCACTTACATAGTAATCTCCACTAGGGCCTGATCTCTGGGTTGTAGAGAAGTATATTGTGCTAAGAGAAGCACTATTAGTAGACCAAGCAGGTCCCACAACTGAGTCAGCACTGACTATAAAATCTTCGGGGTCTAGTCTTTTAAATGACATTTATTGTTAATTTTTTAATTAAGAATTTTTGTTAATTTGAACCGGAACTGTAATTCTGGCTCCACTGTCTCTACCTACTACGGTTAAAGTGGTTGATATTTGGTTTACTCCTGTTGGGAATAAAATATTAATTGTAGTAGCGGCTAGATTAATGGTAGTACCAACTACGGTTTTAGACACGTTAGTTCCAAGAGTAGTTGTTGAATTTAACGCATTAGCTTGAGTTGTATTGATACCTACACCATTAAACGAACTCATTAATCTTACATCGGATATAGTTGCGCTATAACCAGAAGATTCACGAGTTTGAGTTCCACCCAAATAATTTAATGTTTGAGGACTAATAGAAAGTGTAGCTCCTTGGTTCAAAGTAATAGTAGTATAACCAAGATCTAAAATAGGTAATTTAGAAGTACCTCTAGGAAGAGTGGTAAGCAAATATTTCATTGCTTGTGTCTCATCAGGAAATGCTTCTAATAAAGGCATACCATCAATTGCTTGACCATAAAATGCAGAACCTTCAGGATGATCAGGGTTATACATTGTATAATCAATTTCATCATCTGCTAAGGCAAATTGTGTAATTCTAAAAGAACCATCATTTTTGGCTAACAATTCTCTACCTTTTCTTGTTAAGATAGCGTCTACTGTAACTATTGAATTATTAAGAAATCCCATTTTTTATA